AAAGGAACTCGAACTGTACTCATGACTTTACCCGCACTGTCTTTACGAACCACGTACAGGTTATTAAACAACGCACCGAAACTGGCCACTGCCTTGGTCATTCTTTGATGATAAAAATGAGTACCAAACATCAGCACTTCCACCGTTTTCTAGCTTGGCGAAGTCGGGAATCGGGATCGTTTGCAGCTTTCGGAAATTGTTTCATTTGACCAGCAGATCGTGCACAGAAAGATTTACGTCTGTTCGCATCCTTACTTCCTTTTTTGGGATTGCCTGTGACTGCGGTTTTGAGTTTTGACCCAGGGTTTGCTCGTCTGTAAGCAGCAACACCTTTTTTTGTCATCCCCGCACCATCACCCTTACGGTAATTACCGCCTTCACCAGTTGTTTTGCGAATGGCCTTATCTTCCTCTAAGGTTTCTATGAATTCTTTAAATCTAATCATCCCCTTATTCCTCCAGCCGAAACTCTTTTAGGCGTGGACGGTTTTGGACGTATTTTACTTCTAAGCCGATTGACCGAACTCGTAATAGCGGTCAATACACCCTCACCCACCTCTGCTTCGTCTGCTATGAATTTTTTAAAAGATTTGATTTTTTTCATGTTCTATCCTCAATTGCTAGGCGGGTCGCCGAATGGATTTGTTTCAGTGAAATCTAGGAAGGATATTCCCTGACTCTCGAAATCGTTATTTTGCGCGTCAACTTGTGCCAATTCGTCAGCAACTGAACCAATCGTCCGAATGGTTCCAGATGCCGCTCCAGTAATAACACCGCCAGCCGTAAACATATGATAACTATCATCGTCCGAACCGATATGTGCCAATGAGAGGATGCTGTCAGAATCGTTCCATTCTGTGACCTCGCCATTCATTACTACTCCAGTACCCAAGGTCTGATTGACCAATTCACCTATCTGGAACTGGCCTTTACCGTCACTGTCGACTAATGATAGCTTCAATTCAAAGCCGGTCTTTTCAATGCTATCGATGGCGTCAACACCCGTGTCCAACTGCTCGTCGTTATACTCGAATTTCTCACAGCGAAGCTTGTACGTCGGGAGGTCTTTCAATTGGTAGAACGGCTGTTCATGTTCGACCTGAGTAATCTCAAACATCGAATTGGACAGCGGAATGTAGATCAGATCACCCTCAAGCGGTCGAGTAGTAGTAATCTCGTTATCATAATATTCGACCGTGTGCTTCCAACGTTTTCTAGCCACAACGAATGTGGCCTGATCCCGTATCTCAACACCAAACTTTGAGAACAAGTCGCCCTCCCCATCGAAGCCTTCTGTATTCTCAAGGTACATTTCGACTTTGTATGTGCTGTTAAATCTGGACGGAACATCAGCGCCAAGCACATGATTCTCATTGACCGTATCACGCGGCAAATAGTACACATCCTGCCCATAGATTTTCAGAGCCTCAATCATGATATCCTCATGAAGATTCTGTTCACCTAAAGCGCCTTGCGTGAAATATGGGTTAGTCGCCATCGTCTATCCTTAAATGTACGTGTTTAGTTCGTACCGCTTGTCATCCAGATTTGCTACCTGAATTTGGAGATAGGATTTGGACTTCTTGCCTGACCGAGATACGGGAACCGCCAGAACAGTGGTCTTATTTTTTGCAGGTCGTGCGCGAGACAATACACCACCCCGTGAATCCTTAGCACTAGACAATGCGTCAGACAAATCTTCGGGATCAACCGTGTACCCCTGCTTCTCCGCATATGCCACTGCATGGTCAACCGCAGCATTAAAAGTCTTGTGAAAAAGCTGATATTTAGATGCTTCGTTAATGAACTCTCTGAACCGCATTACACTTCTCCCAATTTGGCCTTGATGGCCTTGATTATCTTCTTATGGCTTCCCGATAGTTTACGGTTTTTCTCAAGTCGTGCCAAGATACCCAAAGTCTCTTTCTTATATTTAGACCTCCACTCAGGCGTCTTTGCAGTCGCGATATCCTGAACATTGTCCAGACGATCCGCGAGTTTTACTACTAATGCATAGCTACTCATTGTCTCCATTTTCCGAGACAAGTACTCAGCTTTACCAATCTTCCCGATTTCGTCCTTATCACTGGTCAATTCTTTCACTAGTCCAGCAACCAGACCCCCGAACATTTTCTCCAAATCTTCATGAGTAGTGTCAGTGTCCTCGATTGTGTCGTGGAGAAACGCTGCCGACAAGAGAGCATCGATATTATGGCTCTTTTTGAACATTTTAACGTACTCTGCAACGCGTTCTGGATGTTTTATGTACTCTGAACCATCTGAACGAAATTGGCCCTTGTGGGCCTTTGTCGCGTATTCTAAAGCCTTTGAGGATATTCCCTCAGAAATGAATGCCTTAAATCTGATCATACCTTACGCCTTTTCTTTCTCTGCTTGACCGTGTAGAATGTCACTCCATCCTTTTCGAGAGTATCAACGTACATATTATTTTTCTTAGCGAATTGTTTAGCGAATCTCGCGTACAATCTGGCTCTACCATCAGTTTTAGAAGATTCCTTATCAGCCGAAAATTCGAGTTCACGGACATGGATGGTATCATCTGCTTTAGCATTATCCCACCAATCATTGACAACTGCAATGACGGTTGCAAATATTTGGAATGCGTCACCTTCCCCAGTCGCATTCAAGCTCAAATTCTTCTTAAACTCAACCGTCCAATGGCCTTCTTTGCCACTTGGATTCGGCTGATTGATAAAAATCATAAGTTGTTTTTTATCTGGAGTACGCGCTTCAGCAGACCAAAGATTTGGACCCCGCTTTTTCCATTTCCAAGGAAGCGGCTTATTGAACACCTCATTAAGCTCCATATAACCTTCTTCCAGTTTGGAAATACGGGGTTTGAATAGCTTCTGATCGCCCTTATTGGTTTTCAGGACAGGCTGATTATTCTTGTCCTTCGTGAAACCTTTAATGATGGCCTTACGGTTTTTCCACTTCCCGACCTTGACCTCATCCCCAACCTTGAGTTTTGGGAGAGAGAATTCGTTAATAAATGTCTTAAATCTGATCATGTTACTATCCGACGAAAAAATCAATTGGGAGTTCATACGTCAGACGCAATTCCTCTTCGAGCGTGCTAATTTCTTCCAATGCATCATTAAGAATTTGCAAGCCGTTTAGGATCACACCCCCTGGTAATTGCATACCCTCAAATTTTGACATATTCTGGCCCCACTGTTTTTTGATCAAGGCGGTCGCATATTTCTTCAGCCACATATCATCCCACACCTCTGGAAATTCTGTCGAATCAACCAACACCTCAGTCTGTGCAATCACATAATCCCCAACTTCCAGCGTATCATGACTCATAATACCGTGGAGATATAGGCGATTCTGCTTACGGACAAAGTTCACTTGAGGCTCACTATTCATGGTCATATTCAGAGTAGCCATGAATTGCATGGTCTGGCTGTATTCAGACAACCAACCAGTGCCACCCCCGCCACCAGAAAATCCACTCAATGAGAAAACGTCATTCAAATGCATCTGATATTTGGCCGAAAACATTCCACCATACGCGCTAGACGCAATGGGAAATAGACGGTTGACCCACATCACGTTGGCCGAAATGGGTATCCATTCGTTGTCAATATCATCCTGAGTCAACGCGTGCTGAAGATAAACTTTCACGGTGGAGTCTGCGTGAAATGTGTTATACATTTGCAACGCGTCATCAACACGATCCTCGATCTGTTCTTCGTCGACATTGATTTCAAGCACGGGTGCACCCAACCGCCGAAGGCAATGTTCGATAAATCCATCTCTTGATGTTACTGCGGCCATGTGAATTCCTTTCCTATCTATTTATCTTACTTAAATTCCATCACAAAAATTACACCGTCAGCACCAGCGGCACCATTGCCAGCGTCACCATTACCACCGCCACCGCCAGAACCATATCCTGAACCAGTGCCACCGGTATCAGCGGATTGGCTGACCTTACCACCGTGTCCTCCACCACCCCAGAACGAAGCCCCACCATTACCACCAGCACCGCCCGTTGCAGGCAGAGAGCCGTCGTCAGTACCATACAAGCCGGGATTAGCATCACCACCAGTGATTGCCAGCAGTTGTCCCGTTGTCGTTGAACTACCGAGGCCCGGTTCACCACTAGTATCAAGACTTGAAGTTTTACCACCACCAGTGCCACCACCAGCCGTGACATTGGTATTCACACCATCTGCCCATGTAGTTGTGCCACCGGCAGTTCCTGTTCCGTTTGTAGAACCAGCACCACCCGCACCAATGGTTATCGTTGAACTGGCCGCTGAACTAACATCAAGTGTTTGGATAGCTGTCGCGCCAGAACCGCCACCGCCGTTACCGCATTTATTAGCATCGGACGTGCCGCCACCTCCGCCACCGCCGCCGGTAGCAATAATCATCACACGGACAACACCAGTCGGGCGAGTCCATGTCCCAGATGCTGTAAATGCTTGGAGTGATGCAAAACCACCACCACCCAGTGCTAGAACATTTGAGATGGTGTCTTTTCTTACAGTATTACCATCGCTTTTGTCTTGGAAAACTACCCAATCGCTATCAACTGCGGTCGCCAAAGTGGCATCTTTTGCCGTATCCAGACCCGCGACACCACGCGGAATACCAAAGTCAAAAATAGCATCGGCACTATCGCCGACATTTACCACTGTCGCTGATTGATCAGAATCGAGAGTAGTAACAGTTCCGACTGTAATTGTACCACCATCGCCCTTTGGTGCATTGGGATAAGACGACACTTTCCACAAAGTGTTATCTGAATCGTATGTATATGTGATGCCGTTAAGCGACTTGATATCACCGTTGGTAGGGTTATCTGGAAAATTCATGGCAACCATGATCAGGCTCCTCCTGTGAGCGTTTTAACGAGTGTTCCGGCTGAATTATATATGCTCAATCGAGTATCCAGTGCTTGTGCGGGTGCGGGTGATGCTTCAACAAATGCTTGTGTCCCGTCGGAATCCTGATAACCGACGAATAATGCGCCGAGTACAGTGTGCCACCATAATGACCCAATTCCAAATGTCGGAGCGTTCGAATCGACTGTGACACTCGCTCCAGTTGATACTGATGCCCAGGTTCCATCCCCTCTCCAATATGTTGAAGCAGAGGCACTTGCACCACTGTTCAGATTACTCACTGGAAGGTTGCCAGTTATATCAGTCGCGAGGTCAATCGCATTCAGAGTGATTGCTTGTGTCGCAGAGTCAATATCGAGATAGTCTCTCCCTCCAGCGCGAATGGCGTTAGGGTATACACCCCCTATAGACGACACGATATTATCTGAGTCGAGGAATTTCTTGATATTATTTGATGCATCTTTATAATATATCAAGCCATCAGCATAGTTGATTGCAAGCTGGCCATACACAAGGTCGCCGACTAAGGGAACCTTGGCTGGAACGGACGAACGCTTTTGGATTAAAGGTACTACAGGTTTAGCCATAAAAATGGTCCTTATTCAAGGGATAAAAATCCCGTATTTGTATTAATAGACGCCACCGTCTAATTCTGTTACTGTTACATAGCCTGCGGTCAAAGTGAACTGATCAGAGTCGAATGATGCTACACCCAAGTTTGTGTACGTAGCTGTTTCAGCCGAAAACGTCATGGTATTTGCACCGTCATCATATGTGATGTCGAGGCCTTCACCTTCTAGGAAGAAAGTAGCAAGGTGATCTTCAATGACTTCCGTTGCATCCACACCACCGAATTCCAATGATGTGAGTCCAGCAGGAAGGTTCAACGTTTTGTTGAATTCCCAACCATCGGCTGCACCGTCGAACAACAGGGTAGCTCTGGTCCCAGAATAGCTTGAACCACCAATCGTCAAACCCGCGCCATCGGCAGCGGCTGCATTTCCGGCACTATCGGCAAGAGTGATATTCAGATCATTGACTGATACTGTGGATGAGTTGACAATTACCTGCTCACCCTCGACCTGAAGGTTACCGCGTACAATGACTGTCCCTACGTCTGAGTCGGCTGAATTCGGATCAAGAGCGATAGTGCCGTCTGTCGATGCTATAACATTACCATCTAGGGTCATTTGATCGACGACTAAAGAAGTGATTCCAGCTATGTCAGTCGTTGTGGAACCAAGGGAGAGAGTTGAAGAGCCGAGCGTAATATCTTTGGCTGTAACCGCTCCAGAACCGACCGTGAAGTTCGCTGTCGCAAAAGAAGCAATACCCTTGTTTGATGTCGTAGCATCTTCACCGGAAATAGTAATCGTATTGCCCGAAGCAACGGTGTCGATCCCTTCGCCTGCCGCAATATCCAATGAGGAATCTGCGAGTGAAATCGATCCAGTTCCAGTTTCCGCTGAGGTGGACAGAATAGTAGTAATAGAAGCGGTTGACACGGTGGTCAAACGACCTTGAGCGTCAACGGTGATGACCGGAATCGCTGTAGTTGATCCGTATGTGTTCGCCGAAACAGTGGTATTATCGAGAGCATATGATACTCTGTTATTTGTCACTGTCGCTGTCAGACCTGTTCCACCGTCAAAATCCAATGAGGAATCGAGTAGATCAACCACGTCTGAACC